AGTATTCGTCGCTGTTTGGTTTAACCCAAACTTCTTTCATAACACTATCCCAGTCTTTACCTATTAAATGTCGTTTAGCAGGACGAATCATTGCTAATACTGCTGCCAGCTGAAACACGTTTTTTGGCTTAGTTGCCATTAAGATACTGTGCTGGCCGTTTAAATGGAACACTTGGTCTGCAAACTCGGCATGTTCTAACAATTCCCATATAGGTTCCTTATTCATTAGTTGATCTAGATGCTGCTCGCTTTTTACGTTTTCGTAAATGCTTACGTTTAAGAAATCTATTTTAAAATATCCTCGCATTTCTGCTGTTTTGTAATCAATTGTAGATCGACCATCAATAGGGTTGTGAGGAATCTCAGTAACATATACACCAGTTGCGTGTTTCTTATCAGTCTCTAATTTAGCTGATCGATGTTTGAGTCTGCTTAGTATTTCGTCTCTGTTTTGAAAATCAATGTCTATATCCACTGAGAACTCCGATGTTGATTAAAGTGCTTTGTTTATTTTCTTTGCTTTCTTTTTAGCTTGGTTCCACTTAACATTAGACACACGGTCTTTCATTGTGATCCCTAATACGTGGTCCAGCTCATGCAGATAGCACTTAGCACTATACCCAATGATCTTGACAGTTTGCTTAACTAGGTTTTCGTCCCAGTACTCTGCTAATATTTCTTTAGGACGTGTTACATCAACAAACACACCAGGAAAGCTCAGACATCCTTCTGGGTCTACTGCTGTCTCAGCCGTATATTCGAGTACACTAGGATTAATACACATTGTACTATTGGCTACAGAATTACCCATAACAAATACACTGGCATCCATGCCCACTTGACTTGCAGCAAGTCCCATGCCTTTACTTTCTAGCATAAACTCAACTAGCTCTTTCTTAAGAGCAATAGGGTCAAAGCCTGGATTGTCTAAGTCAACTTCTTTTAATTTTCTTGCTAATATTTCTTGAGGATACTTAACTAACTTCATTCTTGCTCCTTAATGTTTAGAGGTGACTTTCTTTTACTATAGATTTGACTAGTTTAACATCGCTTGGTTGTCTACTGAATCGTAACGCCCAATGTTTAGGGTCTAATACGTGATAGATCATATTCAGCTGCTCGTCGGTTAGCTTGCCCAGCATCTCTTTGCCAGTTTTGCAATTAAGTATTAGCCAAGGACTTACTTTGCCGTCACGTATATGCCACACTATTCTGTTAGGCGCTGCATAAAGAAAGTAATGATTCCACGAACTGTTATTTTCTTCAGCCCACTCTGCCATGGTGTTTACGCTGCGTTCTAGCGCAGTCTCTACACCTTCTTTACGTATTAGCTCAGTTGCATACTTTTCGTACATTTCTTCGCGGCACCATTTATCTAGTTTTACACCGCTGGTGACCACATAGTTAATGTATTTCTCAGGGTACAGTGGCTTTACGTTGGATACAAAGCTACCAAATTTAACAAATGCATTATAGTACTGGCTATTACAAAACTCTTCATAGGTCTTGTCCTTCTTTGCGCCAGCGCTTAGTTTATAAAATTGATTAAATGCGATGTACCCCAGTTGTACTCGTTTTTCACCTTTCTGTAATGCCCTGCGCTTCTTTTCACACACGTGGCTCATTAAGGTCTTTTCTCGTACATACCCTGTGTTGCAGTATTCGCATCTAAAAGGCTTTTCAGAGTTTGGTGTCGATTTCATGTTCATCAGCCAATGCTCGGAGTTCTTTTTTTGTAGATAATCTAGCAAGTAGTTCCGCCTCGTCGTTTTTTAGATGTGGGTATATTTCTTGTATTAGTTTAATAGCTTTATTGGTGTTAGCATCTTTCTTTTTAAAGCCAATCCAAGGATGAAACTGTATTTTGCCAGTGCCTCCGCTTTGGCACAATAGTTGCCACTGTAACTTAGGATGTTTGGTGCTTAGAGATAACCAATTCTTATTGTAAAACTCGTTGGTCTTAAAGATTGCTAGCTCCTGCGTTTCTCGGTTGCCGCTAACGCTGCTCACATATCTATTTAGTAGCCAGAAGCTGACTTGTTTCTTTTCGTCATCTTCTAGTTCGTCCCATACTTCTTTAGCTCCCATATCAATTGCAGCTAGTATGTCTTTAATCGGAAGTTTATTCGCCATCTGCGTTCCTTACAGGGCGTTCTGTTTTGTTACCGTCTTCGTCAAACCACATAGTTTTTAGTTCAACAATCTTGTCTGATTCGAATCGAGTCCGGTCTACGTAAAATACCAGCGCGGCGTTTTCGTAGTTGTCACGAGTCGACTTGCGGTACTGTTCTAGAATGCCAATAGGATTCTCGTTTTCAGTGCGTGGCCATTTAACTGGATTGTACGGCTCCTGACGATAAATGTCAGACAGCTCGTCAATTTTAGTCACTGCATCAAAGTCTACATCTGCGTATGTTTTTGTCATATTATTCTCTTAATGGTCTCTTATAGTATAGTAGGTCAGAAACAGTTTGTCAAGCTGTTTCTTTAGAGTTACGTTTTTCTTGGCCATTCGAGTAATCTCCAACCAGTCTCGATAATACGGAGGGACTTCAGGACCACTGGGTGCTGCCTCTCCTATTGCCCAACGTAGTATATTGTTATGCGGTGTGTCTCTGTACCGTGCGTAAACTGTAGTGCCTACCCTTTCATAAATCATTGCTGCACCCGGTATTAAGTTGCCCATTAGAATAATCTCTCGTAGGCTATGACCTCGCATTGTCTGCTAATGTCTTTTACAAAGTAAGCACACAGTGGATTATCACCTTCTGTGATCGGAACTGAAAGCAGCTGGCCATTTTTCATTTTAGGAAAATACCATTTTACATCTGTATAAAAATTTGTAATTTTAATCTCTGCAAAGTCAAAACTAAAGCTAGTCCTTGGGTTAAACAAGAACGCTTCGAATCCTCTATCATTTAAACTGGTCAATGGCAACACTTCCAGATCTGCATTAACCTCTGCACATCCAACGGCAATACTCCAGTCAACTGGCATAGTAATCTCTTTGCCGCCTATTTCTAATACCATCGCCGGTGCACTAAACGATTCTAAAAATATCAACGGAATAAAAAAAAAGTCTGGATTCTTAGGATCCGAGTTGTCCAATACACTGAATCGAAGGTCATCTTCGACTTGTTCCGGCAGCTCGTCCAGATTAAAACTTTTATTCTCTAGCGTGAGAATTCTCATAAATTACTTGTTTTCCTTTGTTTGGATAGCTTTAAACTTCTTACTCATCATATCTTGCTCCCAGTCTATCTTCTCGATTGTATAGGGGTACTGAGCCTCAGAATAGAACTTTTTACGTGCTGCTAGGTGACGCTTGGCATATTTACAAGTTGACGTTAGGTCCCATATTTGAACAAAATCCTTGTCCTTTGCTTTACGCACACCTCGTCCAATCGACTGTATCACTCTGACAAAGCTTTTGCCAGGCTCAAATAACACCAAGTTAAAAATGCGCGGAATGTTAATGCCAACTGCTGCTACGCCGTATGTAGCAACGATAGTCATATTGGTTGCATCTTGAATTTCGTCATACGACTCCTGACGATCGTTAACCTTAACGCTGCCACTGATAAACACACTGCCTGGTATTAGTAGTTGTAGTTCCTTTCCTGCACTGATTCTATCAACTAATATTAGTGTATTACCTGTTTGGCTGACTTTGTTCATTACTCGAGCAATGTAAGCAAGTCTAGCAGAGTCAGTAACTAGATATTTTAGCTCTCCTTGATAGTCGCGAAATACCTGCGTGTCAATTAGCTGCATTACGTTTACATGACAATTTGACAGTACTCCACGGTCCTGCAATTCTTTAGCACTAATCCTGCCAATCACAGGACCAAGACTTGCATGTATACTTTCAAACTCAAAAGCTTCTTTAGGCACAGTGCCGGTTAATCCCCAACGAATAGGTGCGTTTCTAAGATTCTGTGTGAGCAGTTTTTTCAAGACCTCAGCTTTGGCTTGATGACAATTTGCTACTACAGCATCATTAGCAACATAGTTGTGATCGTTCTTAACATGTAAGTTATAGACCTCAGCCGGTTTGTTTATGACTGTCTTTTTAACTAATTTCATATAACTTCCTAATTTTGTTTTGTGTAGCGGCATCAAAATTTTCTAAGCTTTTAGGAAAACCTTGTTTAATAAAATAGTCCTTATCAGCAATGATAAACCGATAGCCGTTTAGGTCGCCCCATTTCTTTGCTGCTAACAGCTTTGCTTTAGTTTTTTCGTCATGTAATAACTCAGCGGGTTTAACTTCAATTAATAGTTTTTTACTATGATTAACAAAGTCGACGATGTATATATAGGTTACGTCATCTAACGTATACGGAATTCGAATAGTTTCGTATTCTGCTTCTTGATCAAAATATTGATACAATGCTTCCCACGAGCTTCGATATTTTTTATTAATAAACCAAGATTGCCAATGAGTGTTTCTATTATTTGAGTTAGGAGTAAATTCTCCGCTTAATATCTTTTCTTTCATTATTTTACTAAGGTGCTGCCGGTCAGCTAACGACATAGTAGTTCCGTACATTCCGTTTTTAATACCACTGTTTGCTCGACTAATTTTTTGCTTAGTCTCTGTCGTAACTGTTGGAGAATAAGGATAGTTTCCTTTGGTTCCTTTACTCCAAGGAGTGCCTGTATTTAGATTTTCTTTTATCCTATCACCGTGTATTAATTGGCACGATACGCCACCGTTCTTTGAGGTAACTGACCTTGCTGCTGAAAAAGCAGCATCTCTTACGGAAACGTCCATACTATATAGACTGTCAAATGTATTCTTCCATATAGCATGACCAGACATTACCCTGTTTTTACATAAACGAATATCTCTTTCTGTAGTTAATGTTAATCCGTTAGATAATTTTATTTCATTTACTGATATGCTTTCTGCAAATAGAGTTTGATTTAAACTTTTTAGAATATTATTAAACTTGATAATATCAAATATCTTTGGCATAAATACTTCTCCTTTAGTTGTATGTATCTATGTCAATAACGTCTAAATCATCAGTTAATTGGTCTGCTCTGACCCATCCTTTGTTAGTTAAAAACTTATGATTAGCTGTAACTTTGATAATACTACCGTTATCAAACTCTAACTCTAGCATATCCTCAGATCTACTGTTGAGTAAATTTTTGTGTATGTTAACTATAACGTCTTCTTTATACGTGTTTGTTTTTTCACATAGATTGATTACTGTGTCTCCAACTGCTAAATTCTTAATAGCAATCTTTCCCGTTGGCGTAGTAATTAATGTGTCGCCGTCAAAGCACTCGTCTATAATAACAGTACTCACATCTTCCAGAAACTCTGCTAGACTCAGTACACTGGTGCCTGCCTTATTTTTCTTGTCCAAAATGTTAAGAGATTGCCATGTGCAAATAGTGTGGGTCTTGCCTAGTTCTTTCCTGTCGCCGAAGTATACCCCTACATCAAGCCCGCAATTAATATAGTCTTTCTCTGTTTGTCCTACAAGACTTTTGTTAGGCACAACCACAATGCTGCGGCCATACTTCTCAGTAACCTTGGACAACGTTGCAGTAATAATAGTCTTGCCAGCGCCTGTGGCAACTTCTTGTAGTCCTTGTGGATTATCTAAAAAGTTGTTGATTACTTCTACTTGGTAGTCGCGCATCATAATACGCTCTCCTTCAGCAGGGTGACCTGGTGGCCAAACAGTATCGCCCCAAAAGTCTTCAGCAATCTTATCAAACTGTAGGTCAACCGTCTGCCGACGATCCTCAATTTCTGCTATCTCAACTTTGTTCTTTTGCAGTATCTCTACTACCCTGTCGAGATGGTTTACATATCCTGTGCCGCCGATGCCAAAGAATGCAACCTTGCCGTCCCAACGGCCTAGTTTGTACTGTGGCATGTGCTTGGCGTAGGGCACTTCAAACTTTAGGGCAGACGAGATTTGTCGTCGGACATCGACATCTAACCCTTCAATCTTAATATTAACTTCGTCCTCTATTATCAGTTTACATTTAGCCATAGTACGATGAATGCTTCCTTATTAAGCTATAATCTTCTTCTCTAAAAACTATTAAATCACTAGAATGTTCAATAAAAGTGTTAAGCAGTCTGTTTAGTTTGCTTGAAAAAGATATTGTTGCGTTGGGAGTCCAGGAATTACCCACTAGTAACTTGGGCAACTTGTCTGAACTAACATACACTATCNTGGTATCTTTATCGACCCAGTTGTTTACTTTTCTGTCCTTCACAANGTCATTGAACCCGCNGCCGCCTTCAAGCCTAAACAACACGCTTTGCTGCTCTGCCGGCACAATGTCTCTATAATAGGTTAGTGCCTCGTACAGTTGTTGCTCGGCGTTAGACTTTTCTAGAATTATTAATAAAGGAAGTCTATCAAGCGTCCACATTGCTTCTAACAACACGTCTAGCGAAGCTTGAGTAGGCTTGCTATGGTATTCCTTAGAAGTTCGATATGCTATTTTCTCGCACAGCGTTACTGGATCTTTTTTAGGTAAAT